TTTAAACAAAATATAGAAAAATTACACCCAGATAACCAAGATATTTTACTGGGAAGATTAAATACATTAGAGCAAGACAACGAGCTAATTGGTAACAATAGAAAAATAGCAAAAATGCTTCAAGGGGTTATTGTTTCAAATAGAAACTCTATTAATTTGCAAAATATAAAAACAGTTAGTGGCGTGATAAGAGATATTGAATCAATAGCTAATCCACAAGCAAACAAACAAGAAATAAATATCCAAAATACGAACGCTACACAAATAAACAACAACAAATCATTAGACGATTTCTATGAAGCTTAATCCCAATCTTAAAACATTTTGGAAAACTAAAGCACAAATAAAAGTGTTGCAAGGTGGGAGGATGAGCAGTAAAACTGAAGATACAGCAGGTGTATTGGCTTATCTTGCATCACAATATACAATTAGAGTAGCTTGTCTTAGAAGATTTCAAAATAAGATTAGTGAGTCTGTTTACAAAACACTTAAAAGAAAAATATTAGAAGATGAATATTTGAAACCATTATTTACTATTAATGAAACTTCAATTAAGTCTGTAACTGGTAGCGAGTTTATTTTTATGGGTATTCAAAGAAACTTAGAAGAGATAAAAGGACTTGATGATATTTCTATTACTTGGATTGAAGAATCTGAAAAGCTAACTGAAGAACAATGGAATTTAATCCGTCCAACTATTTTAAGAAAAGAGGATAGTTTTTGTTTATTAGTATTTAATCCAAACCTAGAAACTGATTTTGTATATAAAGAATTTGTAATTAAAAAACACGATAATGTTTTAGTTAGAAAAATAATTAAAATTTGTGATACAAAAGATAAAGACAAGATGTCATCAATTGAGGTAAATTTAGATGGTAATGGAAAAATTTTAAGAAACTTTAAAAGACCTTAGTATGAAGTTTACAATAGCCAACCATAACAATGAAAAAAATCCAAAAGGTTTTATTAATTATGATGTTGATTTTATAGATATACCTAAAATAATTAGTTCAGGTTTTGCTTATAGTGCTAGTAGATTTATAGATAATTACAGAAAAAACGATAATTGGATTGGTGGAGTTGATTTATTAATTTTAGATATTGATGAAGATTGCACTATTGAACAAGCAAAAGAGATATTTAAGAAATATGAATTTTATATTATTACAACTAGAAGCCATAGAAAATTAAAAAATGATTTAATATCAGATAGATTCAGAGTATTTTTGCACCTTGATTCAACAATAAATGATGCATTAACTTATGATAATTTTATGAAAACAACAGTTAATCAATAACTAATTTTGTGTATATTTTTTTTACATCCGTTTTTGATTCAGCATTTCTACCTACTTCTTTTACTAAAGTTTCCAATTCATAATTTTTCCAAATATACTCAAAGCTTTCATTTTGTTCATCATTTAATATTTTTGTTTTTTTTTGTTTTAGCGTAGCAACTTGTTGCGTAGCGTTAGGCTCTTCTATTACCTTCTCTTCTATTACCTTCTCTTCGTTAGACACCATAGATGGCACTTGCTTGTCTATACCATGTCTATCTTTTGGCACTTGCTTGTCATCTGCTTGGCACTTGCTTGTCATATCTATGTCTATCTTTACTCTTCTAATAGCTGTAGAAGTTCCACCTTTTTTTATAGTTTCAATAATCCCTATATCTTCAAGGATTTTAATATGTCTTGAAATAGTTCTCATTGATTGTTTAGTGTTGTTTGCAATAGTAGAATTACTAACAAAAGTAACTCCACCATTATCACAATAAAGAACTATTTCTCTTAAGGTTTGTCTTGCTATGTAAAAATCAGGATTAGAACTTGAATATTCATCGTAATAATTTTTTATTTCCCAGTTCATTTAATTCTTATCCTCAAATATTTCTTTACAAATATTTAATTTCATTTCAGAATAACTTTGTAAACCATAAGGTGTTGAATAACCATCATCATATATTTTAAAATCAATAGATTTATATGATAATACAGCTAAAGAGCTAGAAAATCTAATAAAAAATGGTATAATTAATAATGTTGATGTAGTCCATTTCACAAATTATGCGATGGACAATTTAAAAAAAGAACATGATTTAGAATATTTATTTATAAAAGGGATTTAATTATGGATGCTAATTTAAAATTTGAATTAAATGATAAAATTATTGAAAGTATAAATACATTGTCTAAAAAACATTTAAAACCTGACAATTCTTTTGTAGAAAGTTTTGTAGATGAACGTTTTAAAAAAATAAAAGAAGAAAAAGAAGAATCATCTGAGAAAAAATAAATAGAAAAATCCATTCTCCATAAAAAAATAAATACTTTAGTATAAAAAAAATAATATTAAGGTATTTTTTTTATGGCAATAAATGATTTGGTTCAAAAACCAATTTTAACAAGAGTTAATGACTTCGATGAATGGAGTTCAAGAATGTTGTCGTGGTCTATTCAAGATACAAAAAATAATAATCAAAAATCTCTAGCATTAGTAATTGATTCTTATGGAGGAGATGCTTACTCATTAATGGGTATGATTGATATTATAAAAAACTCTGGCTTAGATGTAATAACAATTGCCTCAGCAAAAGCTATGTCATGTGGTGCTTTTTTGCTAAGTTTTGGTAAAAAAAGGTTTGCAACAGAGAATGCAACAATAATGATTCATGGTATGTCAGGCTCTGTTTCTGGAGATATTCAAAAGGCTAAAAATAAAGCAAAAGAACTTGAAAGAATGAATAATAAAGCTTTTGAAATGCTAGATAAAAATACCAATCAACAACCTGGTTTTTGGTTAAACAAACTAAAAGAAAATAACAACAATGATCTATATTTATCAGCACAACAAGCTTTGGATTGGGGATTGATAACAGATATAGGAGTTCCAACAACAAATGAATTTTTTGAAGAAAAAATAGACAATGTTGAAGAGGAAACAGAAGATTTTGAGGATTTAATACTTTTATTGGAGTCTCAAGAAAAAAATAATACATATATAAAGAGTAGGGAGGATTTAATAGAAATGGATTTAAACGCAGTAATGGCAAAACTTTCTGTTGAAGAAAAAAAGCCAATTGATGCTTTAAAAAATGAGTTGGTTTCTGCAAGAGCTGATTCCGATTTAAAAATAAAAGCTTTGGAAGAGCAAAAAGAATTAGAGTTAAATGCTTTAAAAGAAACCCATCAAAAAGAATTAAAAGAGTTAAATAAAAAATCAGATGAAAATTTTATTGATTCTCTTATTCAAGCAAAAAAACTTAGCCAAGCTGATAAAGCCGATGAACTAGAAATTCTAGCTTCATTATCTGGAGCAGTAAAAGACAAACAGAAAACAAAACTTTTAGCTAGAAAACAGATAGTTGAAGGTGAAATTCCTGACCTTGGCGAAGGTGATTTTAATGGAGAAGAAAGCTATGAAACAAAAATAAAAGCTGTTGCAAAAAAACATAGCTTAGATTTAAATAATTTAAATGATTTACAAAAAGCTCAAGCATTAATGGCAAAAGGAGGTAAATAATATTATGGGATTTTTAGCAGAAAACATAACTAGATATGAAAGTTTTGAGGTTGGAGCTGGTGCTAGCTCTGTTCTCCCATTAGGTGGCTTTGTTAAAGGTGACCCAATAATTTTGACTACTTATAAAGCTTGTCGTGAGGCTACTGGAGCAACACAAGTTGTAACAGGTATTTGTCAAAACTCAGTGGTTTATCCTTACACAAATAAAAAAGTAGATTGTGCTGTTGGTGGTTTAGTAGAGGTAACAGCTGCTGGAGTAATTGCTTTAGATGGATGGTGTGGGCTTGATTCTACAAATAAAAGAAGATTCGTAGCACTCACAGCAGACCCCGCTGGAACTGCTTATCGCCAAGCTTGGAGAGCTAAAAGCCCATCAGGTGCTGATGGGGACAAATTTATTATTGATCTCGATTCGGAAGATAATATTTTAATATAAAAGGAAAAATAAAATAATGGGTGTATTTAATCAAGATGCAGTAAACTCAACGGTTGCTGTTAGCTCAATGGCGTTAGGTATTTGGGGTGAGGAAGCTCAGCAAGCATTTATTGCCACAGATGTTATTTCTCCTAATCCAGCATTAAGACTAAATGAAGGTAAAATATATAAGCTTGATAATAAAAGAGACCAAACTAATGATAAACCAACTGGAGCATTAGAATCAGGTTCTTCTATTAGCTTATCAAAAGATTCTGTAGATTATAAAAGAATGCCTTACAGAACAACTTTTATAATAAATCCTGATGAATTTTCAAAAGATTTAACACGTGAAGAGGCTGAACTTGAGCAAGAACAACTCGGTATGTTTGCTATTACAAGAAATAGAAGATCTTTATTTGAATCAATTATTGCTAATAAAATTTTTAATACAAGTAATTTTAATAATACTGGTGCTAGTACAGCTTGGGCTACAGTCGCAAGTGCTAATCCTGTTTTAGATATAAATACATCAGGCGGATTAGTAAGTATAGCAAGAAGTATTAAACCTAATGCAGTAATTTTCGGGGCAACAGCTTGGAAAAATTATCTAGCAAATGAGAAAGTAAAAGCTTCAATGAAAAATATAGATGATGCTGTAGTTAGGAGAGATAGAGCTTTAGATTTAATGAGAAGCGGTCATTTAGAGAATCTACAAGACTTACATGTAGCAGAAGCCTCATATAATACGGCAAATAGTGGACAAACTGAAGTTAGAGGTTATATATGGCCTCCAACTTTGGTTTGGGTTGGTTATATAGAAAAAAAACCTTCATCAAAATATATGCTTGGGGCACTTGGATTATCAATGGCCACACAAAAAGACTCATTAGGAAAAGATTCACCAGTTCACATAAGAAAATACAGAAATGAATCTCATCAATTAGGAGTTAGTGTTTTAGAAGGTATGATTGATTTTGACTTAGCTATCATAGATTCAGCTTATGGGCAAATAATTACTACAACTTAAAAAAATATATAAAAAAGAGGTGTTTAAAAATGAAATTTAAATTAATAGCTAGTATTATTATTGGAGGCATTGTTTTTACAAAAAATCCTAATCTAACAGAAGAAATAATTGATGTAGATGAAGATTTAGTTCAAAAAAATGACCTAATAAAAAGAGGTTATTTAGAAGAAATAGAACAAATAGAAGAAAGTGAGGAGGGTTTAACAGAAGAGGAAAAAGCCAAAAAATCTGATAAAAAACCTCCAAAAAAATAATTATTAATTATGAAGGGTGTAAAAACCCTTTATTTTTTTTATTTAAAAGATATAAACCCAAGGAAAAAATAAAATTATGGCATTAACAATAGTAGCTATTCCTATTATGGATGTAAGAAATAAAAATAAAGATTTACTTCTTACTGATGGTATTCCTGATGGAGATATAGAAGATAAAATAAACGAGGCTATTACTGATACATTGGAATTAGTAGGGGAAACTATAGATGATACAACAATTAATGATGATAATTGCCCAGATGCATTAAAATCAGCAATAATTTTAATGGCGGCTTCTGATGCTATTTGTGATAATTATGTAGACTCACCATCAGCTATAAAAATAGCTGAAATGTATAAATTAAGAGCAAAAGAAAAAATACAAGCTATTATTGCAGGCAAAAGAAGATTAAAAGGAATAAAAAAACAAGATTCTCCTTTGAGTGTTCCTTTTGCTTATATCTGTGATGATACAGATGAAAGAATAGATAATTATATTTCAAAAATAAATAGATATTAATTTTTTTATATGGAAATAAGCATTCAAATAGATTCTATTTTAGTTCAACAAAAACTAGATAAAATAATTGCTAAACAAGGTAACTGGAGGCAAGAACTTTTTGACAGTTCTATTTTATTATTAAGGTCAATGGATCTTAATTTTTCTATGCAAGGAAGACCGACAAGATGGAATCCAAGTCAAGCTGCTATAAATAGAAATGGTATGACTTTACAAGATACAGGAAGATTAAGACGTTCAGTAACTTCAATAATATCTGATACAGATTATTCATTAAATAATGAATCACTAAAAATTGGAACAAATGTTCCTTATGGCAAATACCATCAAAAAGATAGACCATTTTTGATGATTCAAGAACAAGATATAAACAATATTATAAGTATTTTCAGAAATTCAATAGAGGCTTTATGATAGACGCAATAGTAACAGAAACAGGTTTAACAACCGCATGTAATGAAATAAGAAGGATTTTATCTGAAAACTCTTTTATTCAAGATTTACTCTTTGACTCATTAAGAGCAACAGAGCCTTTGATAAAAAATATTCCATTAAATTATAAAAGTTTGACTAGAAATTACTCTATATCTGTTTATCATACTTGCAATAAACAAATAATTGAAGAAAAAAATGGCTTTAGAATAATACAAGCTCCTATTTTTATTGATTGCAATAAAAAAGTAAATCAAAAAGAATATGACAATATTTTTGATGAATTAGAGAAATTTGGAACAAGTGTTATTGGGGCTTTACAAGATGGTGATGAAAATAAAAGCTTAAATGGAAAAGTAACAGAATGGAGTTATTATTCTCAAAACATCTGGAAGCCTGATAAAAACGATAGTATAAAAATAGCTGAAAAAGAGCTTTATAATTATATTTTACAACATATTATTATTATAGAATATTCTCAAATTATCTCTCCTTTATATTAATCTCCTCCAGATAAAATAGCTCTTTAAAAATTCAAACTCCATAAAAAAAATAAGATCTTATTATAAAAATCATAGACATTATTTCTGGAGTTTCTTTCTTTTTTTCCTCCAGAAAAAATTATCTTTTTTTATTTTATTTCTAATTTAGAGAGGTTTTTATGGGAACACAAAAAACGGATATGACTTCTTATTATTCTTATAGAGGAGATTTATAATCATGGCTTTTAGAACAACTAATTATTCAGGCAATGGAAAATATATCGGCAATACTTCAAGACAGGCAATGAGGGGAGAAACCGTTGCTTTTTTTGGTGAAGCTAATAAAGGAATAGACCCTTTGTTAACAGCTGGTCTTTTTACAGTAGGAAGAGCAAAAAGCATTCCTGATTTTAAAAAATCAATTGATACTGAAAAAATAGAATCAGGTTATCCAAAAACACACCTGCATTCAATTCCTATCAAGGATACTATGGAGTTACCATTTACATTTGACCATCCCAAAAACTATTTACTCCAAATGCTACAAGGCGATGTAGCTTTAGTAAAAAATTATGCAACTGCTGGTCAAACAACTATTGCTTCACTACCAACTGTAAGCTCTGCGACTCTAACGGATGCAACTGGCATTGCAGTAGGTGATATGTGTGAAGTTGAAACAATTGATGTTACTTTTGGCGGATGGAATGAAGATGTTTATATAAAATCAGTAACAGGAAACGCAGTTACTTTTGAAGGTTTAACATCAGCTCCATTAACTGGTGCTACTTTTAAAAAATTAAAAGGTAAAGCAACAGGAACAACAAAAGCTAATACAGGTATTTACCTTCAACAAGCTTTAACAGTGGGATTTGTTACTTATGCTTTAGTTTTATCTATAAATATTCCTGGTGCGAGATCAGAATTAGTTATACATATTCCTGAGTTTGAAATAATACCAGAATCTGTTATGCCTAATTTTAATGGCAATTTAGCTGAGGTTTCTTTAAAAGGAATGGCAAGACAACAACCAGATAAGCTTTTTACTCTTTTAGGCGGCTCAACTGAAATGAGGTCTTGGAATATGGAAGGCTGGCTAATTCCATACGAAAGTGCTTAAATCTTTATTTTAACTAAAATAGCCATGAAAATAACTCCTTTTTTCAAAAACCAAAACATTTCTAAGAGATTTTTTATTAATAAATTTTCTCTTAGTTTTTCTATTTTTTGTTTTCTTTTAGGGGGTTGTTTTGGCAGTTAATACAGATTTAGGAATAAATATAAAAGTAAACACAGGCGATTCCCAAAAAAATATTAATCTTTTATCAAAAGAATTTGAAGATTTTAAATCAAAATCAGAAGATATAAATAAATCTTTTCAAAATATTTCAACAGATTCTTTTTCAAAAAAAGTTTTTGAAGGTTTAAAAAGTATTAATGAAAAATTTGGGGATGGTGTAAAAAAAGTTGAAGATTTTAGAACTTCAATTGAGTCTTTTAATACCAGGATTAGCAATGGAGCTTCAATTTTAGGGCATTTTTCACAAAGAGCAAATATTTTTGGTGCTGTTTTTGGAGAAATAAATACTAATTTAGTAAGAATTTTTCAACCTTTAAATAATGTAATAAATGGAGTATCTCATTTACATAGAAATACTTCTTTATTATTGACTGTAGCTAATCAATTAAATCCAGCTTTATCGGCAACTACAAACAATTTATCTTCATTATCAAATGCGAATATTCAGGCAAATCAAAATATAAATAATACTGTTAATAGTTTTAGTCAAGCAAAAATGGCTGTTTTAGCTCTTGATGGTAGCTTAGTTTTATTAGGAAAAAATGTTTCTAATACAGCTTCTGATTTTGATGAGCAAATGAGAAATGTAAATTCAATAGCTCAAGAAAGCGAAGAAAATTATAAAAAACTTTTTTCTTCAGTAAGAAAAGCATCTGAAGACGCAAAAATAACCGATGGCCCAACAAATTTAGCAAAAGGTATGTATCAATTAGTATCAAGTGGGTTTGATGCAAGTGATTCATTAAAATTAGTTGCAAATGATGCTAAAGCGGCGGCGGCTGGTTTAACAGATACCGAAACGGCTGTTAGAGGTGTATCCGCCTTGATGAATGGTTATAATAAAAAAACACTACAAGATAACATTGATTTTAATGATCAGATGTTCAAAGTTGTAGATAAAGGTGTAATCTCCTATGAAAATTTAGCAAATAATCTAGGTGATGTAATTCCTATTGCTGCTGCGGTTAATGTTCCTTTTAAAACTTTAGGTGCAATGTTTATTGAAATGACAAGAAGTGGAATATCCGCAGCAGAAACAGCAACCGCATCAGCTAGTATATTAAAATCAATATCTGCACCTACTCCAGAGCAAACTGCTTGGGCAAAACATTTAGGAATGGACTTATCTGAGTTATCTCTAAAAACAAAAGGCTTTGAAGGAGTAATGAAAGATTTAGGAATTGCTTCCCGTGGTTCTAGTGCATTAATGGAAAAGCTAATAGGTGATGCTCGTGCTGTAAAAGGAGCTTTTGCTCTTACTAAAAATGAAGGTAAAGATTTTATTAGTTCTTTAGGAGAAATGGAGAAATATAAAGGTGCTGGAAATAAAGCCTTAGAACAACAAGCCAAGGCAGATGCTTTTGCTTATAAAAAATTAAAATCATCATTAGAAGATTTAAGAATAGAGTACGGTGATTTACTCAATAAATCAATCACTCCTTTACTTTCTTATTTACAAGTTTTTATAAGTTATCTCAAAAATTTAGACCAAGGAACAAAAGAAACTATTATCAATGTTGGTTTTTTTACAATGGCTTTAGCTGGATTATTAATAGCTATTCAAGGTGTTATTTTTGCATGTAAAGGTTTAGGAATTGCTTGGGCTTTATTAGAAAAACATCCTATTTTTTTAGCATTAGCAGGAGCTGTTGGAACTTTTTATTTAATAGAAAAAGCTGTAAATTCTTTAAAAGATTCTACTAATGAATGGGCTAAATCATTAGGTAAAGCATTAGATAAAATAAACCTTTTTCCAAAAATAAAAGAATATCTAGAAAATAGAGAAGCGGTTCAAGAAGGTGAAGTAAAAGAAAAAGATAAAAAAACAGTAATTGATAATTTTAATAATAATTACTCTAAATTTAAAAGAAAAGAAAATTCAGGCGTTGCTATAACTCAAGATGAGTATAAAGAACAAATGAAAATGCTTACTGAATATCAAACTTTTGCAATGGAAGAAGGCGGAAAAACTAGAAATGATTTAGTTAGAACCGAAAGAAAAAAAATAAATGAAAAATTAAAATCTTTTGCAGAAGAAGATAAATTAAGAGAAGAAAATAAAAGGAAAGATGGAATAGCAGCTGCTGAGTTTGGAAAAAAACAAGAGGCTCTTTTTGAAAAACAAAAAAAATTAGCTCAAGAGTTAGCAGAAAAGAAAAAAAGTTTAGCTAATGAAGTAAAAAGTATTAATGAAAAACAAGCCGATGAATTAGCTTCATTACAAAAAGAAAGCTATGAACATAATATTTTTCTTGCTGAAAAAGAAAAAGCTCATAATAAAAAAGTCTTTGATGAGGCTTTAAAATTTAAAGTTATCAGTCAAAAAGAATATGATGATAATATAGCTCAATCTCAAAAAGTTTTTAATGCAAAATTAGTTAAAATGCAAAAAGATTTGAGCAAAACATTAACAGATGAATATAATCAAGCTACAAAAAATAAATACCAATTAGAAAGAATACAAGCTGATAATGATTTTGAAGAAAAGAAAAAATACTTATTATCATTAAAAAAATTAGGCATTGATACAAAAGCCCAAGAGCTTCAAAATAAAGCTATTCATGATGCAAAAATAAAAAAGATTGATGAAGAGCAAAAAAAAGATGAAGAAAATAATATTGCTACTGTAAAACAAAAATGGGCTAGTGCAACTGAAATGGTTGCTAAAATGAATGAGAAAATGAATCTTATTGGAAAAAGTGATTCTGAAAAAAGAGCAATTAATTTTAAAAAAGAATTAGTTCAACAAAAAAAAGCAATAGAAGATTTTATTCTTGAAATGTCTAAACAAAAAAGTGCAGATGGTAAAACCGACTTATATTCTCAAAAAAGTATTGATTTAATGAAAGAATCTTTAGAAAAATCTTTTGAAAATTTTAAAGAAGGTGGGGAATTCGAGCTTTTTAAAACAGATGATTTTGAAAAATATTCAAAAAACATTGCTCTTATTGATGATAAATTAAAAGAACTTAGCGAAAATCCTATTTATAAAAATAATATTGATTTTACTCCTGCTGAGGTAATTGATAAAGAAAAAGCACAGTATGAAGAAAAAATAAAATTAGCCCAAGATTTTTTAGATAATACTAAAAATTTAACAGAAGCTGAAAGGTTAGTAAAAGAAAGAGAAATTAAGGATTTAGATAATAAAATAAAAAGCCTTAAAGAAAAAAGAAATGATGTAATAGTTAAAGCTCAAAAAGATGTTATGGGTATTATAAAAGAATCTGGTGTTATTGACCCTGGCAATACAAAAAGTTTTGATTTATTAACAGGTCTTATTGGAAAAACAGAAGGCTTAAATAATGTTTTAAATCTTCTAAAAAAAGATGGTTTAAAAGGTTTAATGGATTTTGTTAAAGGAGGCGGAGATATTTCAGGACTTGTTGGAATGATTCAATTAATGGCAAATCAAGCAAAAGGAATGATTTCAGCTTTTACAGATAACTTGAGAAAACCAGAAAACTTTACTGATTTTTTAACCATTGCTAATCAAATAGCAGAGGATTTTGGAAACGTAATAACATTAGGAGCTGTAAAAGGCACTAAAAAACTTTTAGGTTTTAAAGATAACAAAGAAATTGAAGTTGCTAAAAATAAGGCTTTTGAATCTGATTTAAAAATGAATAAGGATAAAGAAGATGTTGCAATAAAAACTTATAATTTCCAAAAATCACTCGCTTTTAAAAACATAAAAGATGAGGAAGAAAGAACTCAAAAAATAAAAGAACTTGATTTTGATTTAAATAATTCTCTTTTTGCTCTTCATAAAGAAAATGGTGATTTAGACATCCAGCTAGAAAATAACAAATTAGTTTCTATACAAAAATCTTATGATCTAGAAAAAGAAACAATTGAACAATCTGAAGGTAATTGGCAAACTAGAGCTAAAAAGCTTGAACTTTTATTCCAACAAACAAAAGAAAAATTTGCTGAACAAATGACAGATATAGTAAAAATGGATGCTAAGTTAAATTCAACAAATGAAATTGAAAAAATGATTAAAGAGTATCAAGCTGATATGATAAAAATCAATGCTCAAAAACTTACAGAAGAGGAAAGAAAAAGACAGCAATTATCTTTGGTTCAAGATTTAGGAATAAAATTAGTTGATACCCAAAAACAAGGATGGAAAGATTTAGAAACTCTTATGTCAGGTTATTATGACAAAGAAGCTAAATTAGTAAAAAATAAACATAAAGCTGATTTTGATGAAATACAAATAAGAGAGCAATCTATAAAATCAAATCAAAAACAGATTGATAAAATGCAATCTGAACTTGATAAAATAGAGGCTAAATTTGCTAAATTACTTGATAATAAAACACTTTCTAAAGCAGCTAAAACAGAGTTTGATAAAAGAGTTTTAGATATGCAGTTACAGGAAGGCGGTTTAAATTATAATCAACTTATCCGAACACCTGAGACAGAATTTAATAGAAAAATAGCAGCTAAAAAAGAAGATATTAATAATCAATATGAAATAGATGGAAATTTACAAGCTAAATCAGATGCCTTGAAAAACTTAGCTGTTGAGCAAAATGTTTATTGGAATGCTATTTCTAAAAATATAGTTCAAGGCACAAAAGAATATGATGAAAGTGTAAGAAATCAATATAACTCTTTTAAGGAATTTAAGGATGCTGTAAAAGATAGTATTGACGCTCAAAAAGATTTTGAGGAAACAAATTTTAAAACTACAAATGGAGTTGTTGACTTAAAACAAGAAATATCAAATTTAACTGATAAAAATAAACAATTTACCAATGAAATAAATAATTATAATAATCAGATTCAAAGTGATTTGGATATTCTTACATCTAAATTTAAAAATTCTGCTGGAGAGTGGGAAACAGATTTAAATAAGGTTCGAGCTGTTTTATCTGGAATAACCAAAGATTCAGCTCTTGCAATAAATGAATTAGATCAAGTTATTTCTAAAAAAATGATGGTTGATAATGCTGTAAAAGAAATAGTTAAAGATACATCAAAGCCTGTTACAGCCGATAATGTAAATACAAATGGTTGGAATAATTTACCTGGCTCTAAAATAGAATCAAATATTAATCAAAAAGCATCCTCATATACTGATTATTCTATGCCGTTAACTTATAATCAACCTGTTAATATTCCTACATATAATCAACCAATTCAAACTGTAAATGATAATTATTCAGGTTATCAAAATTCATATCCTCAAGTAAATGATTCAAATGTTCCTAATGGAACTGTTTTATATGATAGTCAAAATCAAAATGCTGGAGATTTTTTTAATGGAGTCGGTCAAGTTGGTCAAAGTCTTTTTGATGGTGCATTAGGAGGAGTTACAGATTTATTTGATGGTATTGGAAGTGGAATAAATGCTGGAGTAAAAGGAATAGGAGATTTTTTTAATGGAATAGGTTCTTTTTTAGGTTTTGCGAATGGTGGTATTTCTGATGGCCCTGTTGATGGTTATTTTCAAAAATTACATGGAAGAGAATTAGTTGTTAATGAAAATCAAGGTGATAACTTAGCCTATATTTTAAGACAAGCTAACAATCCAAACTCTTTTGTAAATAATACTTCATCTTATGGAGGAAATACAATAAATATAAATGGTGTTGGTTTATCAAAAAATGAGATTTTAGATGTTTTAGTTTCTTATACAGAAAAAGAACAACAAAATAAAAGATTAGCTTATAGAGGTTCTTATTAATGAGAGGCTTAGCTTATTGGTATAAACCGCAATCATCCTCAGTTTATATTAATGTATCAAAACATATTGATGAGCAAGTAAAAGGAGGAGAAGCAATTAATGAAACACCTGGTAATTTTTCTTTTACTTTAAAAACACCTCTTGATCAAGATGGCAATTATATAACTATTTCTGCTGGAGATGAATTTGCAATAACTGAGAATGAAACAAATACAAATTTAATAATTCATGGTCAAGTTGTTGACCCAGGTATTGATATTTTAGGATGGAATAATTTACTAAATAAACCCTATTTTAAATTTGATGTAGTTTGTGTTCAAAAAGATTTTTCCTTATCTCCAATTGATTCTTTGAATTTTACAGATACTAATTTATCCGTAATTTTAGATGAAATAATGTCTTATACAGATGATTCATTAGGCTCTATTTCATTACAAAAATATAGAGTAAATTTTGAAGATTATATTATCAGCTCTTTTAGTGTAGAAAAAAAATCTAGCCGGGAAGCGTTAACAGATTTAGTTGAACAAACAGACTCTTTCTGGAGTTTAAAATACTTAGTGGAAGTTGATTTAGTGAACACTTTATTTATTACCAGGTATATAGAAATTTCAAATAAAAATGGTATTACTCCAGAAATTTCCTCTATTTGGGGAGGAGGCATTACAACAAATTCAACAAAAAGAGGAACTATTTTAAATCCAATTGAAGCTAACAGATTTTTTATGAAAAACATAGCAGCAGAAATTGAAGCAAAATTAAAAAAAGATATTTCAGTAATGTGTAATTTTATAGAATTATCAGCAAAAATATATTCTTTAGGTAATTCAGATAGCTTAGTAAGATATGATTTTCCAGCAGCTCCAAATAAATTCGACTATGATTTAGACGGTTATGCTTCTGATATTGTTTATGTGGCTTTTGCCATAAAAGACCCAACAACACCTGTTAAAATTTTAAATGGTTCGACATCAACAATAATAAAAATAACCTCAAGATTTGCTACAAGTATAAAAATAGGAGATATAGCTTATTTTAAAGATGATTCTCCAAATAATTTTTATCCTGTTATTTCTGTAAATAAAATAAGTATTAGCGTTACAGAAATTGGATTTTCTACTTTACCTTTTACTCCAGTAGAAAATAACTCTTTTGAAATAGTCAATAATGTTGGTATTTATGAAGAAAAATATGATCTTGATTATAGTCAAAAAGGTGTTGTCAAATATACAAATAAAGACCAGGTTGGAAAGCTAAAATTTCTTGATTTATCCGAACCTCCTCCTGGAGTTTTTGTTACTGTTTTTTATAAAAAAATCCAAGACCAAAAAGTTATTTTAAAAAATGATGAATCAATTAGAAAAATTGGATTGATGTATAAAGAAGTAAAATTAGACGATGATATGATTTTTACTCAAGAAGAGTTAAATAACTTAGCTAGTAAATTGTTAGTACTTGAGCCTAAGCTAAGTTTTTCTATAACATCAAGACGATATGGATTAGCTCCAATTGGTTTATCAATTCCTATTATTATTAATGGTTTTATAAATACAAATTTTATTTTAGAAAAAAATGAATGGCAATTTGTAGGAATTGACCCTCAAAAAATGCCTGTCTTTAATAATAAGTTGTTTTTTTCTAACATGATAAATACTCCAGAGTCTTATATAAAAGCCTTAAAAAGAAGAAAGGCAACAAAATCAGGAGTTACACTTGCAAAAGATATAACAAAAGAAACTCTAAAATTAATTGAAACAATAAGTTTTAATTTAACTGGTTTACTTGTTCCAGTAGCCTTAGCTGCAACAAATGTAACAATTTCTGGATGTAGGGTAAATTTATTAAGCTCAAATACAGATAGATATTATATTTATATTTCTTCTGATATTACTTTTTCTACATATACAATAGAGGAATTACTTATTTCAGTATCTCCTAATCAACCTATTCACAAAGATATTATTTTTGCAACTAGTATAAATCCAAATCTTTTTTATTATAAAATAAAAGCTGTTTTAAATTTTTCTGAATTTTCTGAATTTAGTAATACTATTACTGCTTTTATGCCTAAGGATTTAGTAACAGATTCATATGATATCTTTTACTATGACAATCAAAACGGCTCAGGAAATATTACAACTGATAAATTAGGATCAAATGATGGTATTATAAATTCAACTGCTAATTGGCAAAGTGGAATAATAACTGGTGATACCGCGAGTTTGTATCTAAGCAATGTAGGAAATTATATAAGGACAACGAATTCAGATTCTACCTCTTTTAGTGAATTGACAATAAGGAGAGTTTTTAGATTTAACACTGGTGATAAATCCGCAAAAGCTACTCATAGATTGACTGCGAAGTATAATACTTCAGTTGGAACTTATCCAGCTGGTGCAGTTTTACATTTATCATTTATTTCAGCGATTAATAAAATAGTATTTTTCATAGCCGACATAACAAGCACGACAGGTAATGAGAAGTATAGAATTGCTGAATGTACTTATAATTTATTAGAAAATACAGATTATATAATTCAAGCCGCATTTAAAAAAGTAGATCCAAGCAATTCTAATTTAAATACTTTTGAAATCTGTATAAACGGCGTAAAACAAAGTGTTACTTTTGATGAAACAATTAGTAATATTAGCAATACATTTAGTACCTCTATGCCTTTTTACGGTGGGGCTATAATTGGTTCTTCAGGAACAATTTATGATTCACAATTTACAGATGAAAGAAGTGCTGTAAGTACTAGATTCAGGACAGAAACCGAAGCATTACAAGATTATAATATTTTATTTGCTTAATGGATAAAAAATGAAAAATAAATATAAAAACGAAATAAAAATAAAAGGTTTAATACAAGCTTGGATTTGTGGAAATAATATTTTTACAGCTATTCATAAAAAAGATTATTTTGATTATAAAAAAAATCTTCAACCAAATTCTTATTTAGATGATTTATTAAATACTGCTGTAAATACTGCTGCTGATTTAAGATATAAATATGTTGCTTTAAGTACAAAATTTGATGTACCAAATAAAACTGATACTATAGAAAATGAAATAGGAAGAGTTGTTCCAATCTCCATAACAAAAGTAAGCAATAAAATAATAGTAGAATCTAAATTTGACTTATCAGATGCAAATACACTTTTTACTAGTATTTCTGCTTTTAGTGATAAAAGTCATTTGACTTTAACATCCGCATCAGGACTTGCTGTAAATGATGGATGCTTAATAAATTTACCTAGTGGATTAAAAGAGGAAAGAAAAATAACTGCTATTTCTGGATCTAATATTACATTAGATAGAGACTTATCAGAAAACCCAAGTACATCAACATCAGAAAATTTTAAACAAATGATATGTAGAATACATTTAATTTATGGCTCTACATCAACATTAAGTTTAAATACAGGCTTTGGAGCTAGTATAGCATCTCTTAAAACAACTAAAAGAAGTACTCAAAGTATTTATACACGTCATGAAATTGAATTTTTAGGGAGCTAAAAAAATGATTACTACATCAGCTAATTTAACAAGTTTACCAATTGAAATAAAAACGTTTTTACGAAATTTAAATGAGTATGGAGTTAATTTTGAGGATTTAGATTTAACTATAAAAAAACAAACTAATAATTTAATTTATGTTCAAGAAAATATTGACGTTGTAGCAGGAGGAACAATTGATGTTTTTAAAGTTCCTTTTGGCGAAAAATTAATTATTACATCAGCTTATATTGTACCAACAGAGATTGATACTTTTACAAGTTCTTTTTCGGCAAGTTTAGGAATAAACTCAACAGCTTTTGATAGTATTTTTGAGATAAAAGATTTTACAGCATTAGATTCTGTTGATAAAACAGGGCAATATTTATCTTTGTCTGATATTTTACCAATAAATTCTGCTGGAGATTTTATCAAATTGAAAGTTACAACAAATGCAGTTGCCACAACTTACACAGTAAAAATTTTATTATTTGGATTTTATTTATAAGGAGATTTTATGACAAATATTTTAGATGGTAAATATATAAAAAATGGAAGTATTACAGCCTCAAAATTATCAGGCGTAATACTTAATGATATAGGAAGCCCAACATCTCCATATAATTTTGGAAATCAAGATTTAAAAAACGTATCAAGTCTTTTAATTGGCTCAAATACAGCGAGCGGATATAATACCGCTATTAGAAATATCCAACCTATTGTAAATTTTCTGGGAGCTGATAAAGGGCATATGTGTTTAGAAAATGGATATACTTATGCTGGAAATCAAGATAAATATTTAGCAATTGATTTTCAACCACAACTAAATTGGGGCAAACCAACGGCAAGAATAGCTTGCCAAAATACGGATTCAGGTAGTTTTTTGGTATTAGGAACTAGTGATATTTTTGCGGATGGTATAACTAAAATATGTGCTACTTTTGCAAAATTTTATACTGAAAATACAACAGGTATAAAAGTAAATGAATCGGTGCTTTTTGAAAATTCAGGAGGTGTAATAGGTAATAGCACTGCATATCCTGACGATATCACACTTTTAAATTCTCCAACCATTATGTCAGATCCAAGATTAAAAGCAATCGATGAAAAAAAAATTGATTTTGATTTTGATTTTTTAGAAAAAATAGTAGATTCTATTATTTTTTGGAAGTGGAAGCCTAAAAAAATTGAAGCAAAAAGAAAAACTAAATTAGTAAAAAATGAGATTTTAAATAAAAAAACTAAATTAATTGAAACTCAATATGATTTTATAACCGAAATAACCGAAGAAGAAAAAATAAAAGAACATTCTAGCAGTCATATCGGTTTTGATTTAAGTAAATTTTACAAATTTTTTACTGAGAGTGGATTCAGAACAAAAGATTTTAATTTTTTTAGAATTGCTGCAACTTATAAAAAATTGGAAATAAATCCCGAAACTTTAGAAGAAAAAGAAATTGAAATAAGTTCTTTTGATGAAAACGGAGATCCTATTTTAGATAAAAATGGAAGCCCATTTGGTGCAATGAGCTACAAGCCAACTGAATTGCAGCCGCTCGCTTTTATGTATATAAATAAATTACATGAAAAAATAAAAAGCCAGGATAAAAGACTTGATGACCTAGAAAAACAAATAAAAATATTATTAAAAAAATAAGGTTAAAAAATATGCCAAATGTAAAATATTTAGTGGTTCATCATACCGCTGGAAATAAAAACGCTGATATACAAGATGAAAGAACAATGCACTTAAATCAAGGTTTTAAAGAAATTGCTTATAATTGTTTTATAAAAAATGATGGAACTATTCAAGCTGGACGTAATCCAAATAATCCAAATTATGATCAGAATGGAGCTAATCATGGGTTAAATTCTAAAAGTATTTCTGTTTCTTTAGCTGGTAATTTTGAGTATGATATACCAACAAAAAAACAAATTGAAAATTTAATTCAAGTTTTAGCTATTTGGTGTAAAAGATATAATTTAAAAGAAACTGCAATTATTGGACACCATCAAGTAAAAGGTATATCAAAAGATAATGGAGATGCAACATTATGTCCAGGTAAAAATATGATAGAACTTTTGCCAATGGTTAGAGAAGCTGTAAAAAAATATCTAATACATTAATCATTTTTATCATACTTAAATTTTATTTTATTTAAAATAGACATATTTGATACTTCAATTAACTTGTGTTGAAGATTCAAAAAAGCTAGATTCAATTTATCATTTTCTTTTTTAGCTTCATTCAAGAGATAGTCTTTACTTTGAAGCTCTATTGAGATTATGTTTATTTTTAATTTAGCTTCATTTAATTCTTTTTCTTTATTTAGTAGCTCTTGATTAAGTTCTAAGATTTTTTTAGATTCAATTTTAGTTAATTGAAGTTCCTTTTTTAAAGAGCTGTTTTCATCTTCAATAACAACAAAATCACTAACAGTTCTTAAAGAATTTTCTATACCTGTTCTTCCTATTTGAGCAGAAATAATACTTGAGGCCCAACTAATTCCCCCAATTTTTAAACCACAAAAACAAGCATTTTTTAAAGCAATTTCAAAATTATCACCTTTCCAAATTGAAACAGCAAAAGTTAAAATAATTGACATTGACTAAATTATATAGATAAACATAAATACTTATGTACATGTCTATATAAATGTTATATAATGAATAGTGATATTAGGTATTTTATATATCAGAGGATTTATGTTAAAAGTAACATTAAAAGAATTGTTAGCAAAAAAAAGAATAACTTTTTTATCTCTATCAGAGATAACAGGTATTTCTAATGTATGGCTTTCAAATTTTGCTAATGATCATATTACATTAATTCAAGACGAAAAAATAGCTAAAATCTGCTTAGCATTAAACTGTACTCCTAATGATTTATTTACAGTTATAGAAAAAGAAATAACAGAATTGGTTTCATAAATCTAAAAAGCTTTTATATAAAAATATAAAAGCTTAAAATTTTATTGTTTTGCTACTCAACTTGACGGGCGAAAAGCAAAACTTAGTAACAAGAAAAGAGGTTATAAAAATGTTTTTGGCGTTATTCGTTAAACTAAAGCCACATACTTTTTTAATGCCTATAATAAGACTATATCAGAAAACAGCTAACTTGTCTATTAATTACATGTATTTTACATGTATTTTTACATACAATTTACATGTATTTTTACATGTAAATTTACATACAAAACTAAAACAATCACAAAATTATAATAAAAGAGGCGATATAAATGCTTGAATTAGACTTGGTTAAAATTAACAATAGAGATGATTCCTTATATATAAGATTGTCAAAAGATATAAATTCATTACTAGGTATATCAAGAGAAAAAAATAAAATTATTATTGAATTAGATAGCAATAAAGAGCTTTCAATAAAAATAGTAAAAAAAGAGGCTTCTATTAATGAATAAAAAAGAGTATTTATTAGGTAAAACTGCTTATGATGCTTATTGTAGTAGTAAAAACATCAATTGGAAATCATTTAGAAATACAGATCTTCCACAATTTGAAAATCAAACAAATGAAATTAAAGATGCTTGGATTGAATCCGCAATAGCTGTAAAAAAAGCAATTGAAGAGCAAGATGAAAAAGAATATTGGGAAGCTTTAGATACTAGAATAAAAAAAAGAGGGCAAACCTAATGAATAAAAAAGAGATGCGTTCTCTTCTCACTGAAGCAGTTGAGAAATGGAATCCAAAAGACAAGTTAACAAAAATTATGTCTTTTAATCCGATTACTGAAGGAAAAGAGAGTGATATTAAGAAGTCTCAAGAAATAGCAGATTTTTTAAATTCTAAAACTGTGGGTGATTTTCAAGAGGAGATTAATTTTTTATGATGGCTTTTGAAAGTGATGAAACACAGGCTCTTAGAGAAAAGAAAATAAAGGATTTTATGCAAGAAACATTAAAACCTAATCCAGATTTGAAAAAACATATCTATGAAAAAATAGAAATCAATTCAAAAAATGGTGTTGTTTTTGGTGTATTAGAACCTGCATCTGATGAGCTTAAAACCTGTACTGTAAAAGAAGAAAAAGTAGAAATAAAAAAGGAGGGAAAAAGAGAATACTTTTATATTCTTTGGGAACAAAATGGAGCTTTTAGATTAGATTATTTTTTTGATCTAGAAAGTGCTGAAAATATTACAAAAAATTGGAACGAAAAGGGCAAAAAAGCAGTTGTTATAACTACTAATCAGTTAAAAGAATTGCAGTTAAAAAAATAAAAATATTGTTTAGAAAAAAGGAAGTGTATCAAATGGCATTTAAAAAAAAGAGAAATGGAACTGTAAAAAACTTAAATGATGTAATAAAAGCATCAGAAAATGTTTTTGAAGAAACAAAAGGTTTATTGAGTATTCCTGAAAAATACAGAATTTCTAATACTCCATCAGAAAAAGAATCACTTTTTAAAAGCGAGGCACTAGATGAACCAGATGAACCAGATGAACCAGAGCAACTAAATATTGAAAGTGAAATAAAAAACCTTGAAATAAATCAAGAAACTTTAGAAAAAAATGATAGCTTAAATCAAAGAGTAGATATTTTTTTTGAAAAGGTAAAAGATTTTATAGAAGATAAAAGTGTTGATGGTGAAATATCTCCTTTCCTTAATGCTGGAGAAAAAAATATCTTAGATGATATTAAAAAAGTAAAAAATAAAGTAGCTGGTTCTTTTTTTGATACCAAAGAACTTCTTATTGATATAAAAAAATACTTGAGAGATATTATTTTAGAAGATGGAAATAACCTAACGACTAAGGAACTTATTTTAGAGTTAGGTAAACTACTTAATGAGTTTTTTAATGAGACTGCAAAAACAACAACATCAATGACTGTAATAACATCTCTTGTTCCTTATGAAGAGCCTAAGGAAGAAAGTAAAAAAGAGGAAGTTAAGGAAGAATTTTTTAAACAAAAACCTAAACAACTTAGCTTATGGACAGAAGTTTTTAATAACACTACTTTAATAGGACAAACAACTATTCAAAATTATGAAGAGGAAGATATTACCTTTAAGGTAACAATAGAATCTCCAAAATATTCAGATCCTTTTATTGAAATAAAAGGCAAAGTTTTTGTAGATGATATTAGAAACGTAAATGATTTTTTAAATAAGTTTAAAGAATTAGCATTAAAACAATAACATATTATTAAAGCCCTGCATCAACAGGGCTAAAACGAAAAACGATAAGGAAATTATATCATGAATAATAAAATAAATAAAGAAGATTCTCAAAGCAAAACAATAAAAACAAGTGATTTATTTGAAGATTCTTTTTTAAGTATTACAAGAACTTTTAATAAGCTGTTTTTAGCTGATAAGATAACAACAACAACAGCAAAGATTTGTTTAAGATTATTTGACTACTTCTCAAGCGAAGCTGGTCGAAATATAAAATATAAAAATTACTCAATAACAGATTTAAGAAAAATTCTTGGTAAAGATAATAAACTTCTTTCTAGGTCAACTCTAAAAATATCTATTGAACAAATACAAGAATACAATTTATTTTTAATTGATACAGGTTTTCAAGGACAAGAGTTAATGTATTCATTTCATCCTAGAAATTTAGCAACAATAGAATTATTTCAAAAAAAAGAAAGAGGAGAGTATTTCTCTAAATTCTCAAGCAGTCATCATTTTTATAAAAGTGCTGATATTTTATCAATAAATCATTTATCAAAAGATAAAAATCAATCGACAGTGTGTGAAAATGAATCGACAACCATTGACGAAAAAAAATCAATCAGTGAAAATGAATCGGCAGTGTGTGAAAATGAATCGGCAGTGTACGAAGTGCCTAAAACCATTATAAATACTGATTTTGAAACAAGTCCGAAAAATGCTCAAGAAACATATATTAAAGAATACTATATTAAAGAAGCATTACATAACATAGAAGAAAATAAAATTTTAATGGAACAAAAAGGCAATGATGCTATGAATGCTTTTTTAAAAAAAGGTAATGATTTAAGAGAAGAAAAAACAAATAATGATAATGATTCTACAAATCAAAAATTAGATACTTTAAAAAATGAAGCTAATCAAATATCTGAAATTATAAAATCAGATGAAAAAACAAAAGAATCTGTTGTTAATTCTGATAAAGAATTAGATGAGTTAGACAGAATAAAACAAATTCTTATTTATGATTATGGTTTTACAGATGCAAGTAAAATAATAAAACAATATTCTGCTAAATGTTTTAATGAATGCATTGATATGACAATACAAGCTGAATATGATAATAAAATAAAAACATCAGCTGGGGCATATCTTAGAACTAAATTAAAAAACTGGGAAGAAATTATTATTGATCATGAAAAAGTTTTATCTAATGGAAAGAATCTTCCTCCAGCTAAAAAAGAAGTTAAAAAAACTTATTTAATGGGTGAAATATCTTTTATTGAATTTATGAAATCTAAAAAATATTTAACACATACTTTTAACCAAGATATAAATAATGCGGTTAAGTGCATGATATATAATTTGCATTATGAAAAAGCTAATATGATTGAATTTAAAGAACTTTTTACAAAAGAAATGATTGATGCTTTTATTAATCAAGTTGAAGTAACAAATCGTTTTTTTAGTACAAATTTAAATGGTCAATGGTATAGAGATTTAAAATTTAATGATGAAAAAGCTTTATTTTGGAAAGCTTTTAATAACCCTGATTTATTACCAGAGCCTAAAATATTAAATGAAAAAATATTAAATGATAATCTTTTTAGCCAAATAAAAAAGAAAGAATCTGGAAAAAATATATCAGAAGAAAATGATGATTTTATACCATAAGGGAAGGGTATTTTAAAATGACAATAAATATAAATTATTTTGAATCTGATTTATTAAAAAGAATAGAAAAGGCAACAAAAGAAAATATACTAAGAAGATTTAAAGAAGAGTCAAGAGGCCAATGTTTTTTACAATTAGCTCCTATGCCTCAAAGAACCTCAAAAAGCCTTATGCCTCGATTGCCTCGCTTAAAAAATGGTGTTTATTTAACTCTAGTAATAAATAGAATTTTATATGAAAAATATCATAGGTACTTAGATAAACATGTTGTTTTATTTGCGAAATACCCTAATAATCATAGGAAATCAAAAAAATATCTTAGAGCTATTAAAAAGATAAAAGCTAAAATTAGAAAAAATACAATAAAATTTGGAATTTATGAATAAAAAAGAGATAAAAATGAGTAATGAATTAAAAGGGAAAATAGTTGATTTAGGATTTACAAAAGAGATAAGGCTTATGACAGAAGAAATGATAAAAAATAAATTTGAAGGGTTATCAGCTATTTTTATTTTACCTGAATTAAAAAAATTTATTAATAAAATGCTGAAAAATTATTTGAATCTATTTTTTCTTTATTCAGATTTAAAAGAAAAACATAGTGAATTAAAAAATAAACAAGATAAAAAATTCTGTCTTTATTTCTCAGAATTTGATGAGAAGTATGTAATACCTATTGAATTAAAAAAACAAATAGTTATTGATGATATGCTTGATAGCTTTGCTGTTTTTGAAGAAAAATATGGAGTATATAAAGTTAATTGTTATTGGACTGAAATTGTATTCACTAATTTTAATATAGAGAAAAAAGAATAATGAAGTATCAAATAGAAATTTCAACTATTTATTTAATACCTTGTTTTGTTTTATTTATAATTTTTATTCATTATTTAAGTTTGATGGAATTTTATTATAAAAACAAAGATAAATTAAATGAGCCTGAATGTTATGATGATCTAGAAAAAGAAAAAGATAAGGCTTATAGAGAATTCAGATTTCAAAAAAGATTATATGGAACTATGAGTCAAGAAGATATTGATAAAGTAAATAATTCAAGTAAAGAGTATGAATTAGAAGAGCAAAATAATTTTAATGCTTATTTTTATGAAACAAGAATTAAAAATAAAGATGGTTCAATATCTGCAATTAAATTTGAAGGAGGTAAGCAAGTTGAAAATTAAAAACAAACGTTGGCATGAAAAAAGATATGTAGAAAATAAAATGACTGCATTTTATTTTACCAATCATATTAGAGGAAAAAATGATAGCCTTTTTAACTGGGTTAATATAGATATTAATCCTATTAATGATATGAAATTAATGCTTGAAAATCATAAAAATCTTGACTTAAATTAAATTTTACTTACACTTAATTTCTATTGAGGTTATGTTTAATTTAGTGTAAAATTTTTTCATTATGAAAAACACAATAACTATAAAAGAACTAGCTAAAAAGCTTAGTTTGGTAGAAGAAACTATTCGAAAATGGGAATCAAGATACTCAATTGAAGTTAAACGTAACTCAAGAAATTCAAGATATTATACTGATGATTTAGTTTTAATTTTTGAAAAAATAAAAGAGCTAAAAGATAAGAAATATGAGGATGAGGAGATTTTTAGTGAACTTAAAAAGATCTTCAATTTAGGTTTAGATGTAACATCAAATGAATCTAAATTACTTCAATTGAGTGAAAATAATCACAATTCTAATTTATTTATTGAAGAGATAAAAACAACAATAAAAGATAACAATGAATTAGCTTTAAGGTTAGCAAATGTTTCTGCTGAAATGGGTTTTTTGAAAGGTAAGCTTCATTATGAGGCTTGAAATGAATAACAACCATATTTATATGGTATAAAATCAAAGGCTCGTTTTTTTTGGTGTTCTGATACCAAAAAGAGAAATTTTTGGAAATCTGTTCTTTTTAATTTTCCTCCAAATTCTTGGAGTAAAGATAATATTATTTTTCTTCTATAGTACATTTAATTTATTTTATATATTTATGATCAACTATTATATTATAAATAAAATATCTTTTTAATTCAGTGGCAAAAAAACATAACAGATTTTTTCCCCTCTCTTCTTTAAAAACTTTTATTGTTTTATTTTATAAATGTTTAGATAAAATCATATTGACAAGTATATAAAAATATATTGACAAGTATATAAAAATATAGTAAAATTAATAATGAATATTTAGTTGACTCAACTTGACGGGCGAAACAACTAACAAGAAAAAAAGGTAATAAAATAATGTCTTTAGCATTAAACAATTTTAATGACTTTGTTCAAGATTTATCAGCTTCTGTTGTAGCAACCGAAGAAATAAATACAAAAGTAACAAGCCTATTCAAAGGCTTTAAAGCAAAAAAGAAACCTAAATCAAAAATGGGTGTTTTTGAGTCAACTTTAACAGAAATATATTCAAAAACAGAAACAACTAAATTAGAATCAATTTTTGAGCAAAAAAAAGAAGAGTTTTATGCTTCAAAAACTTATGACTATAACCAATTAGTAAGATATAAAGAAATGGAAATACTTAGAGTAATTCGCAAAGAATTAGCTAAAAGAGGAATTGAAGTAGATATTCTACGATAACTCACTCCTAACCTTCTCTAATCACTAGAGAAGGTAATAAAAGCTTTTTACATTTAATATTTTTATTTTACTTTGGAGTTTTATCTATAATGTCAAAAAAAATAGTATCAAAAATCAATAAAAAAATAGTTTTTCCTCAAAAAATACACAAGTATCTAAAATCAAGCGGTTTGGATAGTGTTCTTGTTGCTTCAAGTGTTTTGCCAATGTTTTATTTATTTATTTATTTTATATCAAACTTAGGGCTATACCTAAGAAGTTTAGGAGTTATCCAATAATGAATTCAAAACCTTACTCAAAAATGGATTTTTTAAGTGAAAAAAAAGAAACAGCTAAAAGCTTTAGGGCTTTTCTGGAAAGTAAAGAGGCTAAAAATGGGATTGATTTAGATATGGCAAAAGTTCTTTTAGCTGAATTTGAGGAGTTGTTTCAAATATCTCAAAATCTCTATAATTCTGCACTTAAAAATATTGCAGCAAAAAGAGTATTAGAAACAAAAATTGAAAATTATGAAAACACTGTTAAAAGATATGATTCAAAGCACTACGATTTTATTTTAGTTGAATCAGGTTATCCAAAGCAAGAACTTTATAAAGTCGAAGTAATTGGTTAAAAAGGAAAAATAAAAACATGATGTTAACTTATAAACAAGTATTTTATTCAGGTAAATCAGCTTTTGAAGTTGAGTTATCAAAGAATGGTATTTTTTGCACAATTGCCGATTGTATAGGCAAAAATGAGAATGGTAATTTAACTTTCGATTGGAAGAAAAAAAGCACAGCTAAGATGTCTATTTCTGAATTAGCTCACTTATCAGAAGGCTTAAAAGCTTTTAGACATTCGTCAGATTTTTATTTCCAAAAAGCTCAAAAGCTTACTGGAGATAGCAAATATAAAAACTATCAATTTATTCATAAAAGCAATAATGGAACGGGTCGTATTGGATGGAATTGTTACGATAGCAAATTATCTTTTGTTATTAATTTTCCTAGTAATGACAAAAAATACCTAGTTCAAGAACAAGATATTGCAAGGCTAGATAAATTTATGACTTATATCGTAGATAAAGCTTTTGAGTTTGATGCTTTTGAACTAGCAGAAAAAGTTTTTAGTAAAAATAGCAGAGACTAATAACCATGAATGAAGAAAATAAAAAACTATCAGCAAAGGAGGAAATTATAGAGAGCTTCGGCTCTGTTTCTTCCTTTGTTCAATGGAATAATAATTTTGTAAAATATTGGGAATGGAAGCCAGATATAATCAAAAATAAATGGTTTATAGAGGTTATTTTTAGCTTGCCAGCATGGCAAAATATCCATGATTATAACTTTGCAATAGAAGTTTTAATAATGGCAAATAAAGGCCTTGTTGATGATAAGTGGTTTGAAACTGCTATTTTTGAAAAATATAAACCATCCAGAGACAAAAAAGATGATCATAAAAATGAAGCTCTACAAAATAAAACAGATGATATAACTAAAGCTAAATTAAAGCCAAGTAATACAAGTATTAAAATTGTAAAAGATATATCAAATGAAATGAACCAACAAATAAAAAAAGAGGATTCAAAAACTCCTCCTCAAATAAAAAGACCTGTTAAATGCAAGAGCTGTAATAAAGAAATCTTTTTTTTGATGACAATACAAGGGAAACCAATTCCTGTTGATGTTGAACTTCAAAACAAAAATGATAACAACTTAGATGCAATGGTTATTAATGAGGCTGGTCGCGTAGGAAAAATAAAAGAATTAGAAGAGGGTTATTTTGTGCATTTTTATACATGTCCAGATGCCAAAATATGGAGAAAAACCGAACCAAAGAAAGAGACTGATAAAACTCCAATAAAGGAGTTTATCCCTGTTTTAGATACCGATAGAATACCAATGTAAAGGATAAAAAAATAATGACAAGAGAAAATACTCAAGAACATAAACAACTTTTTCATATTGATGAATTAATAAAAATGCTAGTTGATTTTAAAATTAACTCTGGAGGAGATGTTTTTTTTGATAAATGCAATATTGATATAGAAGGTTATGACAAAAAAATCTTAGAACTTAGTCTTAAATCAAGAACAAGAAAATATAAAAAAGGAGGCCCTACAAAATGCAAAAATGTAATCATAAAGATAAATTACACATAGAAAAAAATCTTATTGTTTCTGGATGGAAAAAGAGTTTCGTAAAATCAATTAGTTTTTTAATGTGTGCCGATTGTGGCGAAATGAGTGATTTAGAGGAAGCCGTTATTAATAATAAAAAACAAGAGGTTAGATAATGAAAATAAGAATATTAAAAGTAGTAGATGGTTGTTATTACAATATTTGTGATTGTGAATATCAGCTTAAAACTTTTCAATTAGAAGTTAATTCTATTTTCACTTTTGAAAAGAAAAAATATAAAGTGTTAAGGATAGAAAGAGATTTACATTTTATAAGAAAATCAAATGAACTAGCTTGTACTAAATTAGAATTTTATGTTGAGGAAATTATTTAACATGCAAAAGTTTAAAAAACTCCTTTTATTTTCTTTAATAGCACTGTTTTTTATAAAGCTAACAGTAGGAAATAAAATCTATTATGGAAAAATAAAACAAAATTCAATAATTTCTGCATCTCCAACAGTTTTACCAGTTCCTATTGTTACACCAACAGGAATAATGTCTCAAGCCCCATTTATTTTATAAGGATAAAAAACTATGAATGAAAAACAAATAAGACATAAAAAAGAAGATGTTATTAACGAAATAAAAAATCTTTTTAGTGATAATGATAAATTAAAGTTAGATACAACTCAAATCTATGATTCTTTAGTAAAAAAAGGAATTGTTATTCAAAGAACTACCTTAAATTTATATATAAGAGAATTAGTTAATGTGTGTATTCTTGATACTGAAATTAAAAAAGTTCTTAAAAGTAGAATTATGTATAAAGTACCTTGTTTTTTTCTATACCGAGCTTTTTAATATGAATGAAAAATACGAGATGATAAAAAAAGAGGTTAAATTTATTTTTATAGAAAGTAATAAAAATCTTTTTTCAGTTCCTGAACTAGCTAATCTTTTAAAAGAAAAAGATATTAAATGTTCAGCAAATATTTTATACAAAAGTATTTTACCAAGGCTAGTTTTAGCTGGATTTATAAAACCTGTTTTAAGAGAGAAAAAATATTATTGCAAATGTGGGGGGGGTGTGAGTGTTTAATTTATTTACAAATACTTTAATTATATGTTCAACCATTTTGTTTTTTTCTTTGTTAGTTTCTTTTATTTATTACTTATTTTTATCTTTGATTAAAAAAAAAGAAGAGGAGAAATTTAATGACACTAAAATTTTAAATCGTTTTTTAAAAAAAGAGAAGGATTCTAATTTTATTTATTTTGTTATGAGTTCTTTATATTGCTTAAAAGATGGCTCAATTCTTCAATTAAATAATACTATATATAAAATGAAAGATAATAAAATTAATAGAGAGCTTATTTTATCAGAATTATCTGATGAATATATAAAAGATATTATTTTATCAGAAATAGCTAAATATATACCTATTTCTTTTTATTCTTTTTTAGAAGATTGTAGAATAGAATATTTTAGGGATACTGACTTAAATAAATCTTCTCTTTCTGTATCTCAAATAATTGATAAAATTTATCTTTATAGTGTTTTATCTTAAAATATCAAAACAAAAAAAAACTCCTGTTTATAATACATTCAGGAGTTTTTTTTATTAACCTTTTAAATTTTACCGTACATTTCTAAAACAGCTTTTGAATATTCACTAACATTTTTTTCCATATAATCATTTAAAACAGCCTCTTGATTAACTGCCATTCCTCCTGGCTTTTCTTGACTTTTTGCTAACTCATCTTTTTTACTTGAGTACCATTGTTTGCTGTTAGTCCACTCATTATTTTGTCCAATGTTCCTTAATAACTGCAAACACCTTACAAAAGTAATAGACTCAATATATTCAATACTAAATTTTTCTAAAAGAGGAAAAAGAATAAAAATATCTAACCAATCCGAACAATACCAATCTACACTATACTTAAAAAACTTTGCATCATCATCTGGTTTATCATTATTCTCTTTCCTATAATATTCTATCCTCTTATCGTGTTGAGAAATAACCCAGTTATGCTCGAAAAAAAACCATTATTTTTTTGTAAAAAAGTAATTGTATAATCAATAACTTCTTTCAAATTATCGCCTTTTAGTTCGTGTAAGCTTAGGCCTGTTACATCTTTTGCAACTTCATTGAATTTTTCTAATGTATCATCATTTTCAAAGAGGGCTTCAATCGAACAATACATAAAATCCATATATACTTTATCACCATCTAATTTTACAAACTTCTCTTTTATATTTGAGGCTTTTAAAAAAGCAAAAAACTTATTTCCAATACGTCTTATATCAGCTAAAGTTACTTCATTATGTTTTAAAAACTTTGCACTTATATCTATTGTTTCTTCAATAACTTCATTTAATTTTTCTTTTGCTAGAGCATCATTAACAAAAGCTGTCATTTCAGCTTCAGTTGGTATTTTATTTTCTTGAGCTGTTGTTCCATCTGTTGTAACTTCATTTAATTTTTCTTTTGCTAGAACATCATTAACAAAAGCTGTTATTTCAGCTTCAGTTGGTATTTTATTTTCTTGAGCTGTTGTTCCATCTGTTGTAACTTCATTTTTTTTAGTTGCCATTTTAAATTTGAATCCTTATAAAACTAAAAATTATTTATATTAAAAACATAAGGTATTTTATTTTTTATGGAGTTTGAAAAAATGTTGTTAAGTTTATATGTATCAGGAGCGGTTATTCTTTTTATAGAAATAATAGAAGATGTACTTAGATAAAAAAAATGAAACAAAAAATCATAATAAAATTAATCTTTTTTTTCTTATTAGTCTTTTCTATTTTCCTTGAATTTTCATATTCAGATTCTATTATAATAATGTTGTTATCAGGTGTTTTTAGTATAGTAATAAAATTAATAATAAAACCTTTTTTGATGAAAAAAATATTAGAAAAAATAGATAAAAAAGAAGAGCTGGAAGAGAGAAGAGATGCTCCAGATAAAAAAGAATGATTAAATCTGGTATTCAAAAATCTGATTATTGATTTTATTTATCATTTCTTCTAGCTTTGTTTTAAACATAAAAATAATTTCCATTTTTAGCTGCATATTGAATTTAATTAATGCAGTCTTTTTTATTTCTAAAATACTATTCTTTTTATCAACAATAAATATTTTTTTATTCTGAATAAGAAAGTTATACTTACTCTCAGACCATGACTTGATAGTATTTCTAATATAAAAAATATCTAATTTTAAAACCTTCCAAAACTCTTCAATCTGTAAATCAAATAATTTTGAATTAGCTTTTTTTATTTTTTGTAAGTCTTTGTTTTCAAAAATAGTTTTTCCAAAAAATTGACCTAAACTAAAATCAGTTATTATTTTTATAGAACTATTATGATCATTGTTTTCAAAATCATTTTTATTCTCAAAAAACTTTTCTTCATAAAGTTCATTGTAAAATAAAATCCTTTCATTAACCTTATTAAAATTTCTTACCTTAGTTCTATCTTCTGTAATTTCTTTGATGTTTTTATCTGATTTTTCCCCTCTTGTAGTGCTAACCCTTTTTTTTCTTTCTTTTTTTATTTCCAAAATCTCTACACCCTTTTATTTTTAGCCATTTCAAACACTATATAAATTTTATCATATTAAAATAAAAATTTGTATCGGTTTACATCAGAGGTTTACATAGGTGGCTGAAAATAAAAGAACTATTCAAAAAAGATTGAATGATTTAGTAAAAATTAGCAAATTATATTTACAAGGAAAAACACAACTTGAAATATCTAAAATAATTGGAGTTTCAAGAGTTCAAATAGGTTATGACATAAAACAGGTTTTTTTAGAATGGAAACAAGAAAGAATTGAGTTCTTTGAAGAGAAAATTAATTTTGAATTAGAAAAAATAAATTTACTAGAATCAGAAGCTTGGGACTCTTGGCATAATTCTGTAAAAATAAAAAAGCCTGATAGAAGTTTTTTTTCGGATATAAAATGGGCAATAGAAACAAGGTTAAAAATTCTAGCTGTTTTACCCAAAAAGTTTTCTGAAAAAGACATTGATGAAGTGGATGAAGATGACACTGAATTAATAGAAAGTGAAGTGGTTTTAGAGCCAAATGGAAGATAAAACTACTTTAAAAAAAAATCCAGTAGCAACTAAAGCTCCTAAAAAACAAAAATTAATTTTTAAAGCACAACCTGGGCCACAAGAAGCTTTTTTAAAATGCTCTGCTGATATTTGTTTTTACGGTGGAGGAGCTGGAGGAGGTAAAACCTACGCTCTTTTATTACTCCCTTTAATCCATTTATTATTACTTACTTCTTTTACATGCGTTATTTTCAGAAGAGAAATAGAACAAATAAAAAATGGGGGTGGTCTATGGGAATCAAGTCAGGAAATATATAATTTTTTATCAAAAGAAAAATATAATCCAGAGCAAATAGAAAGTAGGCTTACATGGAAATTTAAAAACAAAAATAAAATAAGGTTTTCAGGTTTAAAAGAAGAAAAAAGTAAGTACAAGTTTCAAGGGGCTCAAATACCATTAATTCTTTTTGATGAACTTACGCATTTTACCAAATCTCAATTTTTTTATCTTTTGTCAAGAAATAGAGCTAAAGGATGCATTGGCATTAATCCTTATATCCGTGCAACTTGTAATCCTGATTGTGATAGTTGGGTAAAGGATTTCATAGAATGGTGGATAGATGAAGAAGGCTATATTATTCCTGAAAGATGTGGTGTAATTCGCTATTTTATAACAGATGGAAAGGATATTTTATGGGCAGATACAAAAGAAGAATTAATAGAGCAAAATCCTGAATGTAAGCCCTTATCTTTTACTTTTATTGAGGCTTCTATTTATGATAATAAGGCTCTTTTAGAAAATGACCCATCTTATTTATCAAAATTGAATAACCTTTCCTACTTAGATAAAATGCAACTGCTATTTAGGAACTGGAGAATAAGAGCTACAAAAGGAACTATCTTTTTAGAAGAAAATTTTAACTACATAGATTATGAACCCAATATTTTAACTATTGTTTCTATTTGCCGTTATTGGGATAGAGCTGGAGGGAAAAAACCTACAAAAAATAAAAAACCTGATTATACAAGCGGAACACTTATAGCAAAAGATAAACAAGGGCGAACTTATATTTTAGACCAGATAAGAGGAAGGTATAAAAGTAAAGACTTAACAGCTTTAATTCAATCAACTGCAAAAAAAGACCTGGCTAAATATGGCCACAAATATTTTGTTGGATTATCTCAAGACCCTGCATCTGCTGGTATTCATGAAATAGATGCTTTGATTACAGCTTTATATGGTTTCTGCGTGAAAACTTTTAGGGAAACAGGAGATAAAATTACTAGGGCAAATCCTTTTGCCATCCAATTTCAGAGTGATAATGTTTTTATTCTCAAAGCCGATTGGAATAAAAATTATAAGGAAGAGTTAGAAAGTTTTCCAGAAGGTGCATATGATGATCAAGTTGATTCCTCTGCAATGGGTTTTAATGCTTTAGCAAAAATGGTTATAGCAAATATAGAAGATTTTGTTGCAGAAGAAGAAATAGAAGATTATTCAGAAAGATATAAAAATTAAATAATTATTTTTTTGTTAAAAATTATGCTATTTTTTTTCTTAGTTAAATAAGATAAAATTGCAATAAAGAAAAAAAACAGGGCTAAAACCCTGTAAAATCGTTAAAGCCATGTATTGATAATTCGTATTATAGATAATCAGCTATCTTAAAAGCCTTATTATCATTCAATCCAAACTCTATAAAAAAATAAATCTTTTACTATAAAAAATTACTTAAATTAAAAGTAAGAAGTAGTAAAAATGATTCAAGATATAATAAAAGAAAAAGACAGATTAATGGAAGAGGCTGGTCTTAATAGTTACTACCATTATTACTATAAAAGAATTGATAAAGGTCTAAATGGAGGGCAAAAACAAAGCTCTATTTATGATAGATTCGGGGGTTACGCTGAGGCTGAGGCTTCGCTAACAGACCCTGTTGTTTCAACGTCTTTTTACTTATCTATACTCCCTATTTTACAAAAAAAAATAGTTTTTAAGCCTATTACAGAAGGCAAAAAGATTAATATAAAAAAATCAAAAGAAATGGCAGATTTTTTTAATTTTACTATAAAAAAACTAAAGAATGGAGGAGAAAAACAACTTCTTTTTGATTTACTTTTAGCTAAATTTTTTGGCTGTTCTTTTATTGAAAAAGTTTACAACAACTTAGAAACAGGTAAGTATGCTAACTATTTTTATTATTCAAATATGAAGTCAAAAAGGAATGGTTTATGGGATTTTGCTTATGATGAAAAAGATAATGTTATTGGTTTTAAATCACTTATAGACCCATCAAAAGTCTGGTCTAAAAGAAAGTTTATGTCAATGAGCTGGCTCCCCACATTTAATAACCCAAATGGAAATGGGGATTTTCCTAAAATCTGGAAATTTTACGACTCAAAAAAAGAATTTATAATTTTTACTCTGGAGAAAGGAGCAAGAATTGTAAAAGACAGGCAGATAATTTTACAAGCAAAAGAGGGAACAACCTCTTCAACATCTGAACATACTGATATTTTAAGAAAATTAATAAAGAATCTCAGTGCATATATCCCAAATGGTTATGATGTAAAAGAATTTGTTTTTGACCCAAGAGGCTTAGAATATTTTCTTAAAATCATTCGGGAAATGGACTCACAAATGGCTAGAGGTTTTTTAGGTTCATCAACTCTTGTTAATGAGTCTACAACTGGAGCGGGTAACTACAATACTGCTGAAAATAATAAAAGTAATGCTTCATTATATACAGACTATGCTGAGGGTTTAGTAAAAGACACAATAGAAGAGCAATACATGTTTGATTTAGCAGAATTAAATTACAATAAAATAGATTTTCCTGAAGAAATTTATCCAACAGTTGAACTTGTTTTAGACAAAGAAATTAATTTTTCAGTAGAATCTGCTATTGATAAATTTTTAATAGATACAGGTATTGCTGATGTTGACACCGAAGCGGATTTAATTCATTTTAGAGAAAAATATAACTTACCAGAAAATGAGGCACTTTTTATTGATCTGGAAATAAAAAAAGAATCTGCTAATAATCCAGATAATATTGATAATACTGATAACACAAATTCATCTAATCAAGATAATCAAGATTTTTTACCTTAAATAATTTTTAGCTCTTTATATTTATGTAGGAATTTTTTAAGGAAAAAATAAAATGAAAAAAAGAACAAAACTTAATAATAAAGATAGAAATCAATTAGCTTTTGATTTGAATGGGATAATGGAGGCTTTTGAAGATTCTTTTATAATAAAACTAAAATCTTATTTTACTAGATTAACAAATAAGATTTTAAAAAAAGCAGATAGCTTAGTTATTTTTAAAAAATCAATTGAAAAAACAGATAAAAAAGATGTAATTGAACTTAAAAACCTTTTTAGTAAATTTTATAAACAAGTTGGAAAAGAATCTGTAGTAAGGCTGAATGATGAAATAAAACATTTATCAGGTGTTTCTACAAAAATAAAAATACCAGATATTAATGAAGGACTAAGATATAGAGCTGAAATTTTAGCATTAAAGAAAACAAAAGACTTTAGAGATACTATTATAGAAAAAATAAAAGCATCAGAAGGAAATATAAAAGATAAAAAGGAATTAATAAAAACTGTAAAAAAAGCATCAAATCTTTTTGCTAACAGAAATATATCAGTAGTAGCAAGAATGGAGAGCGTTAATGCTGTAAATACAGCAAGAATTGACGCTGGTAATAAATCTACAATCGTTAAAGGTTGGCAATTTTTGGCTATTTTAGATAAAAGAACAACAGATATTTGTAAAAGTAGGCATCTAAAAGTTTTAAAAAAAGATGACCCAAGAGTTACAGGAAGTTTTAGACCACCTTGTCATTGGGGTTGCAGAAGCCTTTTATCTCCAGTAACTATTTTTGAAGATATACCTTTTTCTGATGAAATAAAATTAAATAGCGTTCCAGATAAAAATTTTGGTAAAAGTGCTGATGTTGACACCGAAGCGGATTTAATTCATTTTAGAGAAAAATATAACTTACCAGAAAATGAGGCACTTTTTATTGATCTGGAAATAAAAAAAGAATCTGCTAATAATCCAGATAAT